TCTCTTGAAAGCTAAGAGATCCGGAGGAAATACTATGAGTAAGTTTATAGCGAAAAAAGAATACATCAAGTCTGATCTAGGTCACTGGAAATACACAGGTGTTAATACTGACATTTCTAAGTGCTTTGGTTTTTGTTATCTTGTAATTAATAAAACACGTAACAAGTACTACATCGGCAAAAAGCAATTATGGACTTATAAAAAGAACACCCACGTTAAAACAGGTAAAGCACCTTGGCGTGTGTACGCTACTTCTTCTTCCCATGTTAAAGCAGACGCTAAACTGGGAGATAAGTTAGAGTATCACATGTTAGGTGTTTTCCATACAAGAGCGTGGTGCAACTATACTGAAGCGTATTTACAGATGGCACTTAAATCTATAACAGATCGTGATGAAGAGGGTGAGCGTAGATGGTATAATAACCAAGTCGCCGCTGTTCGCTTTATCCCTAAGTTGGATGAAGAACAACACGAGGCTATGGATAAGTGTTTAAGTAAAGCGCAACGATTAATTAAATCCGGGAGAAAATCCAATGTTAAAAGTAATGATGCGTAGTATCGCCGCTTTAACAATGATTGCCTCGATGGTATACACTCCGCTTATAGTGGGTTATCATAACGTTAGGGGTTCGTCCCTTAGCGTTATTGATGCTTTTATATGTGGGATAGCAGTTATGTGCTATATAGGTCTTGTATATCGGAAAGAAGGGCAATCAAATGAAAAAGACGAAGGCTAGGTTTCTGCACCACATGTCCTGTCTTAAGTGCGATAGCAGTGATGGCTATGGCGCTTATGATGATGGCTGGGGTAAATGCTTTTCTTGTGATGAGTCTTATAAATGGGATACACAAGAGGAGAAAGAAGTGACCCAAACAATATTTAAGAAAGAAGCGATGGCTGGGCCTGCTCTGTCTATAGAGGACATTAGCCAATATGCCACGAGAGGTTTTCGTGAGCGAGGTATACCTAAACCAATCACTGAGTTCTTCGGTGTTAAAGCAGGTGTAGATTCTACTGGTAATATTACAGAGCACTTCTACCCTTATGGAGTTGACAGAACAGTTGGCTACAAGATACGCAAACTCCCTAAAGAGTTCCGATCTGTAGGCACAATTGAAGGTTTATTCGGTCAGCAACAATTCAACGGTGGTAAGCGATTAGTAATCGTCGAAGGCGAAATAGACGCAATGTCTGTAGCTTATGCCTATCACCAACGCCACAACGGAAAGATCTACCCTGTAGTATCTCTTCCAAGTGCAAGTGGCTTAAAACAACTATTAGCACAGCGAGACTGGGTCAGAAGGTTTGACGAAGTTATCCTGATGCTAGATAACGATGAAGCAGGTCAAAAGGCTCTTGCTGAAGCATGTAAGATTGTTGGTGTGGATAAAGTTAAGATAGCTAAACTCCGAACCAAAGATGCTAACGAAGAACTACTGGCTCACGGCCCTACCGCTGTATTAGAAGCGATCTGGGATGCACAACCGTGGTCTCCTGCTGGTATCCTACAGGGTCAAGAACTGTGGGATAAATTTATGGAGCGACAAGCAACAGAATCAGTACCGTACCCTGCGTGCTTAGAAGGCGTTAATGAGAAGACTAAGGGTATGCGGTTTGGTGAAGTTGATTTGTTTACATCTGGCACTGGTTCAGGTAAGTCTACAGTGATCAAAGAGATCATACTACATGTCAAAGACACTACTCCTGACAGCATCGGAATAATCTCTCTAGAAGAGTCTCCCGGTGACACTGTTGAGAAGTTCATTGGTATGCAGATGCAGAAAAACTTATCTGAAACAGAGCTAACTCCAGAAGAGCAAATGGAATCATTTGAGCAGGTATTCGGCGATAAGCGAATTAAGATCCTCGATCACCAAGGCTCAGTATCCGATGATTCCTTAATGAATAAAATCGAAACGTTAGCCTTAATGGGTTGTAAGTACTTAATCTTAGATCACATAACACTTGCCGTCTCTGAAGTTGAAGGAGACACTAACAGTGCTATTGATAAGGTTATGTCTGATCTCTTGAAGATCGCTAAGAAGCATGATGTCTGGTTAGGCGTTATCTCTCACTTACGTAAAGTAGGTGGCGGTGGTAAAGCATTCGAAGAGGGTCGTATACCTTCTTTAGATGACATTAAGGGTAGTGGTAGTATTAAGCAGATTAGTTTCCAAGTTATTGCCTTTGCAAGAAACCTTATTGCACAGGACAATCGGGAGCGTAATACAATTAAAATACGGGTTCTTAAATCAAGATTTACAGGTCGTACTGGTGATGCTGGTGGTGCTCTTTATAACGAAGACACAGGCAGACTAGAGTATGTAGATCACGCATTTAACGAAGAACCTGAACTTTAAAAATAAAAGGATACAAAAATGGAAGATGATAAAAAGATCGTAATTGACTTGAGCGCCCTGTACATTGCAATGTGCTACGCTTACACTTGTTTAGACTTTGACTCTAAGGTAGTTTTAAACGGTTATAGGGCAATATCCAGTCTTTACACAGAAGAAGCAGGAGAAGTATTCCCTGAAGACATTCTTGAACCACTTCCCCTTGAAGATATACACAGCGGTATTTACCATAGCTTAGTTGACTGCCTTGAGGTTTCTTTTGATTGGAAAGAACTATTAAAGCAAGACAGAAAAACTTATGGCTACGTTAAACGTCTATCTGACTATGCACGTAAACAAGCAAAAGCTATGGACGGAGTAGAAGAAGAACAGAAGCGTATTGAAGATTCTAACACTCTTGATCTTGCTGAAGCTTCTAAGTTAGTACAAGACTTTATGAACGGTTCTTGGATTAGCACTTTGATTGTTCAGCGTCCCGGTATTGTTCGTAGCTCTTCAAGTCGTGTACCAGAAACATTCGGTATTTATGACAAAGCAAAGAACACTTGTACCTGTCTTCTTGAAGACGAAAAAGCTTTCTCTTACACAAACCGCACTAATGCTATTAATGCTTGGTTTGCGCTTGAGTTAGGTAATTACTCACAGTACTTAAAAGGTAAAGCTGGTGGCTACAGCGATGAGGAGGAAGAGGTGTTCTCTATGCTTTCTTCTATACTTGAAGGGGTTATGTCTACAGCTACTAATGCTTCAGAAAGAGACTGGGCAGAAGGTAAAGTATGTAATGTTACACTAACAGGTATTAACCTTGCTGGTGTTGCGTTACGTGTTGACCCTCTTGTATTCTCTCTTGCTGAGTTGCGCTACATGGCGGTACAGATTAGAGCGTTAAACGAAATAGCAGAGAAATCAGAAGGCATGTGTGTAACTCCCTCAGAACTATACTACGGTAAGAAAGTACGTATTGATATGACTGAGACTCACGCCGCTTTTACTACTGCTCCTGCGTTTGAGCGTTATGACCTGTCGCTAGTAAACATTGATAGACCAGCAGATGAATTTGTTGATCAGATTAAGGCAATCTTGGCTAAGCCAGAAGATGAGCGCCCACAACTGATCACTGGTTTATTCTACGGTGTTCCCGGTTCCGGTAAATCAATGTTAGCAAATTACCTTGGCCAACAACTAGGTGTACCTGTACTTAAGAAGACCTATGCTGACCTACAGTCTATGTATGTTGGTGAAGGTGAAAAGAATCTGAAGGAAGCTTTTATAGAAGCAGAAGCTAAACAGGCTATATTATTAATCGATGAGATTGACTCTATAGCAGGTAACCGTCAGAGTGCAGATAAGAACTACCAGAAAACCTTTACTAATCAATTGCTTACTGAGCTTGATAACTTTAAAGGTATCTTCCTATGTACTTCTAACTTTATGGACGGTCTCGATTCAGCTATTCTAAGACGCTTATTCTTGAAAATCAAGTTTGATTTCCTTACAGAAGAGCAACAACAGACAGCCTTTGAATTGTACTTCCCTAAGTTGAAGCGTAGTAAGTTAGGACAAATGCCATACTTGACCCCCGGTGATTTCAGAGCAGTACGTGAAGCGGCACAGTTTGATGTTGAGAAGTTAAACATTAAGCGTGTACGTGAGCTGTTGCAGAAAGAAATCGACTTAAAGAAACTAACTCTGCACGAAGTATGTAAAGCAGAGAAAACAGTAGGATACCATCTATGAGCAAAGAATTCGGCAAAATAAGTTATTTAAACCCCCGTTTAAAAGAGCATCGATTTATGATGGATATTGCTCAAAGAGTTG